GGACTTGTAAAGCTCTTTGTAGTTCATCTTCATATAACATCTTTAGCATTTGAACTCTGTCTGGTGCATTTTTAATTGCAAGATAATAAGCTAAACCTGCAGTCATACATGGTACAAATCTATATGGTACGTCTGCATCGTTAGTATAATCTCCTGCATCTTGAATTCTTTTTACATAATAATAATTTATAAATTTACCTGCTTCATTTGATCCAGGTGTTAGATATAAAGTTATAGTAATTTTATCTATGAATCTTTGAACAAAATATTGTGAAGGCGTTCCTGTAGAAGTCTTATTTGATAGTGCTTGATACTGAGATCTACTTATTTTTGTAAGTGGTGTATCTACATTAGAATTCCTGTAAGATGCTTCTAATACATCATCAACACCATATACAGCTGTTGTGCTTGAAGTACCATCTGTTGTTGATCTAAACATTGTGTACGTTGCTTGATCTGCAACAAGTGTAATACTGTTGTTCGCAACTTCCCAATAATGTAAACCTCTATTGGCCCATTCTTGAAATAAAATATTTAAAGATCTTCTTGCAGATTTTAACTGATAACCAGATACACCTTGTATCCCTAATCTCTCATATGCCTCTTCGACAATATCAGAAATAGAAAATCCTTTTTCAAAAGTAGTTGTACCCGAAGTAGTGTTAGCCATTTAGCCTCCTACTTATCTATCAAAAACGTCGCCGCTGCAATGTTTGTAATAGTAGAAACTTTCATTCCACCTGGAAAAAGAACACCATCTTCTGGAATGTTAAATGCAAAAACATCTCCTGTTGGACAGTCTCCTTGGAATAAAGTTGTACTATCAGTATTGTCTTGTAAGATTATAGTTCCAGCTCCACCGCCATCAGAAGCTAAGATCATTCCTCTTAATCTTGTTCTTCCTGCAAACACTGCGCCAGTTCCTGTAACTCTTACCGCTTTTACATCTGATTTCATATTTGGTTCTCCTTAAAAATTTATGTGGGGCCGAAGCCCCACAAATTATTTATTAACTAGCGTCAGCTGAGCTTGATACACCAATAAATTTCATAACTATTGTTGCACCTGCAGCTCCTGGATCACCACTTAAAACTACTTCTACCTCATCTGCTGTTGCATTTGATGCAGTTGTAGCTCCGCCAGACATTCCGAAAACTCCGTTGCAAGGAAAGAATCCTTTGAAACCAGTTGAGTTTGTAGCAGCTGTGATTCCATCTACGAAACCATCTGTGTCTGCATCTGTTCCGATGTCAACTAAGTTAACAGCGTTTGTTGATGCAGTTGTTACAGCGATTGTAACACCCATTGGAATGAAATTGTCAGGCATTCCGATTGCTGATTCTTTTCCTGTAGTAGCACCATTAGCAACAGTTACTGTTGCAGTGTACTGAGAAAAAGTCATTTCGTTTGTGTTAGCACCAGTAGACGCACTTTTAACGATTGTTTTAAAACCGTTCTCCGATCGTACCGGTCCTTGAAATGTAGTATTTGCCATAATTATCCTCCTAGTATTTACGAACGCAGTCTCTAGGCCGTCGACTATACTCGTCTACGTTCTGATTAATTGTATAGTGATTAATTTATATACTAGATTTGAGTAGAGCGCAAGAGAGCCTGTAGTGTGAATTGAATTTATTCAACGATGTAGCTTTTTATTAAGTAGCTACAGAAACTTGTGGGGCAGCGTTATCTACCTTATTTTGCAGATGTGCTTTTTTAGCTTCTGCAAGTTTTATATGGCTAATTACTTCTCTGACTTTTCTGTCAATCTTAACCATATTGAGAGTATATCTACCCTCTTTAAGATGATCCTGTTCCCATTCTAGATCCAGACCCTTCTTCTTGGTGTAAAGATCTGCTAGATGATTGTCCATCTATAACCTCCTCATAGGTTATTCTTTTTACTCTTGGATCATTCATTTCTCCAAGATGTTCCCATTTTATATCACCTTTTCCCAATTTGTCAATAATTGCGTTTTCGATATCTAATGGAGAATCAATGCTATTTACCACAAAATCTGCGTGAAGTTGATAAGCAAATATTTGGACTCTGAAGTTTTTAGGGTGCATTTTTCCTTTCTATTTATTGATTGTGGCGGAACTATGTCCCGCCACAAAATTATTGATTAAGCACCTGGTGATGCAAAAATACCTCTAGGGTCTGATACGCCAAATACGTATCTTTCTCTAGCTTTGTATCTTACGTTTCCAGTATCGAAATCGCCTTCCATTTTTGTAGTTAATGGAGCTCTTTCCATATGCTTCATTCCGTTTGGTACGTCTGTAGTGATGTAAAACGCATCTGTATCAGTTAAATAGTGGTTAACTGTATATCCACCTGGGACCATTCCCATGTTTCTTAATGCGTTGATATCATTATCAGCAGTTCCAACTCTTTGTGCAGAGTTCATTAATCTGTCTGCAGTAAACTGAAGAGCAGATGGAATGATCATCTTCACAGCTTTCGCAGCGATCTTTAAACCTCTTTCATCAGTAAGAGCAGCGATATCAATCATTGCTTGTTCTAATGAAGTTTCGTTTAAGTCCGCAGCAGTTGCCAATGTATTACTGAAAGTTCCAGCAATAGTTGGGTGAGCTGTGTTGAAAAGAGTTACACCATCGCCTGAAGTGAAACTCAATCCAGGTAAACCATTGTTTAATGGTGCAGCTGCTTTAACTTGTTTAGTTTGAGCCATAGATCTTGCTAAAGCTTTTGTATATCTAGACGCAAGTCTGTCATACAAATTGTCCTCAATAGCTTCCTCAGTGATAGCAAACCCAAGAGCGATTGTCTCGTGAGTGTATCTAGCTGTGAAAGTTTCTTGAGCACTGTCGTAAGTTATACCAGAACCTTCTGGTTTAACTTGTGCTTGAGCGAAACCTGATAACATAACTTCTTCTTCAAAAGCTCTGTCAGATGACTCAGTTGTGTATATTTCAGCATGTTCTTGTTCATACTGTTTATACTCCAGGCCGAATAAGGCATTCAAACCTGGCTCTAGTTCTTTAACTAGTTGATTACGTGATATAGCCATAATTTAATTACTCCTTATATACCTGCCACGTTGTTTCCAAGAATGTGCTCATTGATAATAATTCTAAGAGCAAAGCCCTCAGCAGTAGTATCTGAATGATCAGGATCTCTAGAAACACCTAGGATTTTAAGTTGAGCGATTGAAGCACCTGTTGTAGCCGAAATTTTTGATTTCGAAATATACAACGGAGATGATCCCGCCGCTACGACTTGGTCAGCACATCCACCAACTTCATTTTGGTTGAATGCAGTGTCCGCAGACATGATTTCATAAACCTGTCTTGGGTCGTCGTTTACGAAAGCAACGATATCAGTAGCAGTGTTACTTGCTGGTGAATAGTTGCTGAACGTTGGTTTACTAGTTGTAGCGTCAGTGTAGAAAACGCCGTTCAGTGTACCCAGATTGTTTGCATCTGTGTTTCCTGAAGCGAGTACAACTCCATCCGCAGTTAATTGCACCATTGCTGCGTGCGAAATTAAAGCAGAAGAAGCCGCAACGCTGTACTCTGTAAGAGCACCTACGTTATCTGTCTGACCAACTTTTTTAATGGGTCTAAAACCGAACCCAGTTGTTGACGCGTTAGCCATACGTTTCTCCTTAAAATGTACCTGCCCTTACGGGCCTCCAGTACGGTTATTTCGCTGGTTTCGGAATTGTTAAAAAATTAACTTTTCTTTGAACCACCGAAGGTTACACGAGTATCTCTATCTACATTGATAGGCATACTCTTATGCTGTTCCTTCGCAAGATCGGCGTCTATTGCAGCCTGCTGGTCCTGTGCTTGTTTAGCATAGTATTCAGTTCTTTGCTGCGCGATCTCCTCTGGTACCCTTGTCAGCACAAGGCCTCCGTGCCCGATCACCCCTGCGTATTTGCCATCTGTGATTGCGGGATAGTCCTCTTCGGGAAATTCGTCAGCTCTAACTAATTCATAACCAGATCTTAATCGACCTTGTATGTTTTTAGTGTCTACGAACCCTAGGATTTCTGTCCTGACCCATCTGTGTCTATATCCATTTGGCGCGTTGGGCGTATCTAAGTACGATGGTGGAGTCCAAACTTTTGGTCTCTCTTTTGGAGCTACCGTTTTTGATTGTGCTTCAACTTTTGTTGAATCACTTTTCTTTGCTTGGCTCGCACGAGTTGGTTGTTCTTTTTTCATATGCCTATACCTCCTTCGTGTTCATAAGTTGTTTCGCATATTCTTCTAGTGGCACACCTAATTTTTTAGCAATTGCTACCTGTGATGATGTGAGTTTCACAGATTTACGGTTAGTCTTTGTACTACGCGTTGCAGAGGCAACGGTTTGTGTAGGTTTACTAACTGGTTTGTCCTTAGATGTATCAAACTTATGGGGAAATTCCAAACGAATTCTTTTGTCTATTTCATCATAATATTCTTTAGATCTAGGGTCAATTCCTTCTTCTTCGGTAAGTTTTCTATGCAAATCGAACGCCGTATATGTCATTGCACTATCTTTACCGAACCAATCGTTATTTTCAGCCCAAGATTCTGCCATAGGATCTGGCGGAGTTTGAACTTGTCTTTGTGGTTGTTGATATAGTTCTGGTTGTTTAACAGGTTTTTCTTTAGCTTCCTGTTCTTGCATCTGATGTGCAGTTTTCAATTCAGCTAATTTACCTTGTTCATAACCAAGTTGAGAAATGTCTGCTAAAGCTTCTGTTTCAGCTTTAGTATCCTCTGCTTGTCTGGCAGCTCTTAATTTCTCTTGAGCCGCTGCAATAGAAGAAGTAATTCTACCTTCCATTTCTGCAACATAATTTTTATCTAAAGAGTCTGCTGTAGTTTTAAATTGGTCTCTCTCCTTTTTAACACTATCTGCATAACGTAAAGCTTCTTCTTTTTGCCTTTCGGCTTCACGCATTCTTTTCGTTAGTTTAGCTATTCGCTTTTTAACGCCTTCAGAATACTCTTCAATTTGTTTACTGTTGTCTTCTGGCTTATCACCTTCCTGAACAGCAGACTGCTCCACAGGTTTCTCAGATGAGTCATCGGCGCTACCACCGTCTTTAAGCTCTTGTGTTTCATTTGTTGTGTCCTCCGTTAGTTGCTCTGCAACTTCTTCTGTTTTTTCTTCTGGCAATTCAACATCTACATCCGGACCAGATGTGTCGATATCAATTGTTTTCTTTTCTTCTTCTTGCATAGTATCTCCTATGATTGTTAAAATTCGTGAAATATATCTTCAGGGTTTTCCACGGTTGCTAAAACTTCATCATCATTAAGAAGTCTTATCTCACCCCCATCGATTTTAATTCGTGATCCAGCGTATCTTGCAAAGATAATCCAGTCACCTTTTTTACACCAAGGTCCTTCGGGGTATCTTTCTTTATCATAGCAGTGTGGACCCATTCTTAAAACTAAACCACAAGTCGATGCTACTTGTGATCGTTCTACTGTTTCATCTGCTAATATTAAACCACCTTTAGTTTTCTCTTTTTGTTTAAAAGGTAAAACTAAAATTCTCCAACCTGTTGGTTCTGGTAGTTTAGATTCTTCGTTAATTTCTTTTTTCTTTTCTTTTTCAACACCAACTAATTCTTTATTTGGTAGAACTATCTTTTGGTTTGATGCTGATAATTGTTCCTTCGCTGTCATTTTGCTCCTTTGTTTTTAGCAGGGTGGATATTTCCTGTAATAGATACTGATAAGTTCGTATCTGCCCTAACATATACTGGTATTTTTCCATACTGTCAACATTACCATTAGTCATTGCAATTACGACATCATCATGTCTTAACTTAATTACTTTTCTAATTTTATCTATAAAGTCCATTATAATGCACTCCCTTTCTCAGGTTCAAACTCATCTAAAACATCTAGCTTTTCTTTTGCGTTAGCTATTTTTTCGATTTGTTTATTTACTTCTTCGATGTGTTGTGGATGTTCTCCGATACCAACTGAGTTATCCAAAAATATATTTGCAGTAGCGTCTGCTTCTGCAATCTCAGCTTCGTATCTAGCTCTTAGTGCGTCTAGTATTGCTCTTCTCATTTTTTCTCCTTTCAAAAAAACGATCAATGAACTGAGAGAAAATGTCTAACCAACCAAAAAAT